TCACTCGTACAGTGGAGTTGTACGGAATCTCACCCTCGTAAGGGTTGCCATCTGCGTCCATTACTTTAACGTCGTACCGGGATTTGAACTTGCGTTGCTTCGCGCCCTGATAGTCCTTGATTTTGACGCCCTTAGCGGACATTGCAGAGGCGTCATCCTCTGATAGAGTTACGGTAACTGAGTACGCACCCGTGTCTTGCCCGTTGTATACATCGTGGGAAGTTACGTGTGAGAAATTCAGTGTACCTTCGATTACTTGTGCTGACATTGAGATAATCCTCGTTTTGTTTCAATTAATCCCGTAATGGGATACCCATATTATACCACAGTTTGTTTTGTGTTACAACACCCCCTTGTAGTCTAACCACGCTTCCTCGTAAATCCTGTCGTACAGCATTGAAGGCACTAGGTGAGTTACATCTGAGCCTTGCCACTTGATGGTTAACAACTCTACGTGATCTATGTCTACCTCTTTCCAGTAGCCCTCGAACTCACCAGCCTCAGTGTCTAACCACACTACACCGTCACTCATACTTAAGTTACTCCTATGTAGTACTAAAGTAATTTAACTTATAGTTTATTACTTTAGTCTGTTTCTTTGGTAATACTATGGAATATTGTATCATAAGTTTCTTGTAACTCCAAATAATCTTCTTGTGGAATATTCACAGTGTTATCTAGTTCCCATCCAGCAGCCACAGTAGCAGTATAGCACAGAGCGCAGAGATCATAAAAATTGCCATCCGAATCTTTCCTCGTTAGTTCAATATCGTCTAAAATTACATCGCAGGCTTTACATCGCATCGTCTTGAGTCTCCGGCCAGTTAAAAACACCGTTGTACGCAGCTAACAGCTCTGTGTACTCCATTTTATCATATCGCTGTCTGATCTGTTGTTTCACCATAGAAATGACGGTAGGAAAGTCTAGAAAATTAAGCTCGTATTCTGTTAACTCCCGTACCATTGTTTCTACATCCCACGCATCATCGCTCATAGTTCTGTTCCTCTTTCCACTGTTTAACTTTTAACGCTACAGAGCATATTACAACTACAGGAATCCACAGAGGGGATAATATAACTACTGTAGCGGCCCACAAAAGTGCTTTTGTAAAAACTTTTAAACTGTTAAATAATACCATATCTAGGTTCCGTCCATCTCATAGGTCTACCTAAGTCTGCCCACTCTGCAGCCTTAGCCGCGTAGTATGCCTTGTATGCTGCCACCGTGTCAACAGCTTTGCAGTGATCGTACATACACTGTGGCGGATCAGTGAAACCAGCATCAGGAATGGCTCTAGGAGGCCGTGAGAGCGTCTCTGAGTGCGTTTGTATGGTTTTGTGTACCTTACCATAGCGTCTAGTGTATGTGTCTCCTAGGGCCTGTAGATGCCTGTACAGCCACTGGTAATTTTGCACAGACTGTCGGGCCCATATAGCCGATGGGTGGTTTTTGTGTGTGGCTTTGTACGCAACCTGCTCCCCGTCTAGCTCTATGTGTGCTGTAGACAGTAACTGTGCTGTCTCTAGTATCATTTTAACCACGTGCCTGTCGCACTGCATCTGTGCAGCGTGAACAGGGTCACGGTCTAAATAGAATATATTCATAATAGCTCACTCCATGTTATCTGGCGCGTGTTTTGTGTACTGCTCGTGCCGGTATTCGTAGTCTTGATCGATCCAGCATTCCCGATGGTACATAACTTTATCATCGGTTGCAACCATATCATCATCGTGGTGGATAACATCACCACACCACTCGCATCTGTACCAGTGCATAATTAGTCCTCTCTAACTTCCGACCAGATGATCATTACAACCAAAAATGTTGCGTATATTGTAAGCTCTGCCAGTGTCATTTTTCACCCCTCGGTAACATTGTGAGTAACAGTAGGCCCCAGCCTACGCCCCAAATTAGTAAATCAGTGTTCATGGTTTAACCCTCCATTAATTCAGTGGCGCTTGATTCGATCCAAGCGTTTTTGATCTGCTCATTCTCGCCATTAATAGCAATAGAGACAATCCGAAAACACTCTGCAAAACTTGCTCCGTATAAGCTAGCGCATTCTGTAGTGCCATTTTTATATTCGACCATTGCGTAGTGGTACATGATTATCCTCCTCAGCTGTATGCTATTTGGTCTTGGTAGTTTTCATCGAATAGGTCTTCGATTGTGTCAATCTGCCACACAGCACCATCTGGTGTCAACTCTGGCAACTCGCGCAACAACTCGTAGATTGCTTGTTCTCTAGTGCACACCATGTATACCGCCAACTCGACTTTATTCTGCATTATGTTGTGCATCCTTTCGTCGTTGTTGAGCCATAGTGCTGTATTCCAGTGATCATAAGATTCATAACCGTTGTAAGTGTTGTCTGTCATGGTATTACCCTCTGTTGGTTTGTTTGTGTTACTGTCGATGGGGTAACTATGAGGCATTGTGGCCATGTTGTAAACGTAAATATTACCACGTTTAGACTATTGACAGCTTGTGTTGTCTTGTGCTTGTGGTCTTGTGGAGTGACTCAGGCTGTGCTCAGGCAGTACCTTCTTTGGCCCACACACTCAAGTATTTTCACTGGTATTATTCACGTTGACTCAGGCAGCATCTTGTGGTTAACACTGAGGGCCGAGTCCTACCACAGTCTGCCCAGGTTGTCAATAGTTTTTCCTCTGTGAATATTACCGTTGACAGCTTGTGGCCTCTTGTGGTAAACTCAGGCGGCCCCCTAAGTTAATACCGGGGGAGGGGGATTGACTTATGAATACTTTTGTTGTAGCCACTCAAGTTTGCAAGAGGGTAATTTTAGAAAAACGGGTGTAAATATATTAAAAAATAACCTAGTGTAACCCTCTGATAACAAAAAAGAATGTAATTATTAAAGATATTAGAAAAAATAGCTTGACTTTTGATAAAAAGTGTGGTATAATAAGAGGTAGATATTAAGGTATCAACAGAAGAAAAAACTTAGGGCGGCACCTAAGAAGGATTTAAAGTAGTAATATGTTAGTAACCACTAACTAATTCACTTAGATCCCCTTCTTCTGTAACCTTAAGTTAAGGGGACTCAAGTGAAACACAAGTAACTCAAGGAATCTGGAGAATGTCTGAAGAGGCACCCAAGAGACGTGGCAGAGGTAGACCGAGAAAAACAGAGGTAGCTTCTAAAACAACAGGTAAAAGAGGTCAAGTGGGGCGTCCTAAAGGTGACGCAGCCATAATAAATGAATATAAAGCCCGTATGTTGGCTTCTCCGAAGTCAAAGCTAGTACTAGAGACAATATTTGATGCAGCACTCAACGATGATCACAAGAACCAAGCCGCTGCTTGGAAGCTAATAATGGATCGTATGTTGCCTGTAGGCGCTTTTGAGAAGGATGTTGTCAAAGATGCAGGCAGAGGCGCTATTCAGATTAACATTACCGGTGTTACTAACACTGATATTAGTGGTGGTTCTACAATCGACGGAGACTCAGGTGAAATACTTTCAGATTGATGAGTTTTGTTGTTCCCACACGGGTGAAAACCGTATGGAAACTGAGTTTCTAGAGAAACTAGACGAGTTACGAGAGCGTTGTGGGTTTCCTTTTGTTGTAACTAGTGGTTACAGGAGTCCTCAGCACCCTATCGAGGCTTCTAAGACTGTACCCGGTACTCACGCTCAAGGCATCGCTGCTGACATCAAGGTTGAGAACGGAGCACAGCGGTACACAATCGTTAAAGAGGCCCTAGAGCTAGGCTTTAGAGGCATAGGCGTTGCTAGAGGCTTTGTACACGTTGACACACGTGGCAGTACACCTGTTATCTGGACTTATTAATGCTATACACTAAGAACGTTAATGCTACTAGCACCACTGAGCAGACAATTGTTACTATTCCTGATGGCTACGTTGCCCATTGGAATATGTTGTACGTTGTCAACATCGGAGGTTCCACCAACGGTGCGAATCTGAAAGTTGAAAAAGCAGATTCAACAACGATTGACATCCTTGGCGGTGGTAACGTCTCATCAAAAGAATACATCCTGTTGTCTGATGGTGTTTTTGTACTGCAAGCAGGCGATTCAGTTGTCTGTAGCTTAACGGCTACAGGTGACATGGAGTTTGTTATAACGTTTGACTTACTACCAGCTCCAGCAACTTTTGTAAACTTTAACGGTGCGTAAAATGAAATTACTAGCTATCTTCCTAACGGCGTTACTCGTAGGTTGTTCATCAACCACAGCTCAGTACTACGAATCAGTAGAAAAAACAGCACAGGCTAACGCTGCTGCTGCTCAGGCAAAGTTTGCAGCTCTAGCTGAAATTGCTAGTGCAGGCGACGGTCAAGCTGCCTCAGCTGCTGTAATGGCTCTAGCGTTGACTCAGACCCCTACTGTTACCCCTATCCCACAACAGTCACAAGCCATCCAGTGGGCCTCTATTCTGGCTGCTCCTGTGTCTAACCTAGGCATGATGTGGATGCAGAACGACACCACTAAAGCTATGGCTCAGTACACCCGTGACGTTGACCTAGCGCGTATCTCAGCTAACGCTACTACCGAGCAAGCACTGTACGGCGCGTTCACGACTAACAACGCTGCCACAGCTAACTTAGGCGCTACCGCTATTACCACTATGGGTAACGTCGACTACACACCTTGGATCAACGGCCTAGTTGATATCGGGAAAGCGGGCATCACGGGGGTTGAGAATGTTGGGATCGGAGGGATTAATGCCACTAGTACTGTTGGTACTAACGGGATCAATGCTGTGGCTGGGGTTGCTGAAGTTGGCTTCGGAGCTGTTGTAGATATTACCCAAGACAACAACGACTTTGTTACTGGAATCGTAACGCAGTACAACGCTACTGTGAACAACTTTGTAGACAACCCGCTGACTAACGTAACGACTACGACTACAACAACTAACACGCAGTCAACCGTTGCTTGTTCTGTTGATGCTACAGGAGTTGTTACCTGTCAATAACCCGATCGGTAAATATGTACTATAAAACACACCAAATGTACTAAAAATTGCGTGATCGGGAAACTAGATGTTTGTTGTCATAGGCGCTGATTGGTGCGCTGGTTGCAGAGGGATCAGAAAGAAGCTGACCCAGATGAACCTAGAGCACAGGTACATCAGAATCCCTCCGGGCAAAGACGGTTGGGATTTTGTAGAACAAATGACAGGAAAGAGGTCTTTACCTGCAGTGTTCCTGAAGTTTGACAAGTTGACAGATTTTTACAGAGAACTAGAGATCTTAGATCTTCCAGAACGAGAACTAACAGAAGAAGAGCTAGACGAGTTCGATGACTGATTTAAACGTAGAGCTACTACCTTGGCAACAAGAAGTCTGGAACGACCCTACCAGATTTAAAGTAGTAGCTGCTGGGAGACGAACTGGTAAATCGAGACTCGCTGCGTGGCTCTTGATTATCAACGCTCTTCAGGCAGAAAAGGGTCACGTGTTTTACGTTGCGCCCACACAAGGACAGGCCCGTGACATTATGTGGCAATCCTTGTTGGAGCTAGGACACCCTGTCATTGCAGGATCGCACATCAACAACCTGCAAGTCAAGCTAGTCAACGGGGCCACGATTAGTCTCAAGGGAGCGGACAGACCTGAGACGATGCGTGGTGTGTCCTTGAAGTTTCTCGTGATGGACGAATACGCGGATATGAAGCCCGATGTTTGGGAGCAGATCCTACGTCCAGCACTGGCTGACCAGAAGGGTCAAGCGTTGTTTATCGGTACACCGATGGGACGCAACCACTTCTACGAGTTGTACAAGTACGCAGAACTAGGGGATGATCCAACGTACCAGTCGTGGCACTTCACGAGCTACGACAACCCGTTGCTAGACCCAGAAGAAATAAACATGGCTAAGAAGTCCATGTCTAGCTACGCGTTCCGACAGGAGTTTATGGCGTCTTTTGAGGCTCGTGGCTCTGAGATGTTCAAGGAAGACTGGGTACAGTTTGGCGAAGAACCTGAAGACGGAGATTACTACATTGCCTGTGACTTGGCAGGTTTTGAGGACGTATCTAAGAAACGCACAAAGAACAGCAAGCTGGATGATACAGCCATTGCGATTGCGAAAGTTAGTCCTCATGGCTGGTACGTTGATAATATTATCTACGGGCGCTGGAGCCTTGATGAGACGGCATCCAAGATCTTTCAAGCCGTACGAGACTATCAACCAATCAGTGTTGGTATTGAAAGAGGCATAGCAAAGCAAGCCGTTATGTCGCCTCTGTCAGATCTACAGAAGCGATACGGGCAGTTCTTCAGAGTCGAGGAACTAACCCACGGCAACAAGAAGAAGACAGACAGGATCATGTGGGCGTTGCAGGGTCGTTTTGAAAACGGCTACATAACGCTCAACAAGGGTGAATGGAACAGTAGATTTCTAGATCAGCTATTCCAGTTTCCTGATCCACTAACGCACGATGACTTAGTGGACGCACTGGCTTACATAGACCAGTTAGCAAATATTCCGTACGGTTTAGCAGACCTAGAGTTTGAAGAACCAGAACTTTTAGACGTTATAGCAGGATACTGATATGGCTGAGTTTACCGAAGTAGACCCAATGTTAATCGAAGAGACTCTCGAAGATTGGGTTATCCAAAAGTGTGATAACTGGAGAGATCATTATGAGTCGAATTACGAAGCGAAGTTTGAAGAATACTATCGACTCTGGCGAGGTATATGGGATCCTGCTGATTCTCAGCGTCATTCTGAACGTAGCCGTATCATATCTCCAGCACTCCAACAGGCTGTAGAATCTAACGTTGCAGAACTAGAAGAAGCTACGTTTGGTCGTGGTAAGTGGTTTGACATCAGCGACGACATCAACGATCAAGACCGTCAGGACATTTCGTACCTCCGTAAGAAGCTAACAGAAGACTTCGAGAACACGATGGTTCGTAAGTCTGTAGCTGAGTGCCTGATCAACGCTGCTGTCTTCGGAACAGGCATCGGTGAAGTTGTGTTAGAGGAAGTCAAAGAGATGGCTCCTGCTACACAGCCGATCATGGAAGGACAGCTGCAAGCTGTAGGTGTAAATATTACCGACCGTGTGGTAGTAAAGCTGAAGCCTGTGTTGCCTCAGAACTTCTTGATAGACCCTGTAGCTACGTCTGTGGATGACGCTATGGGTGTGGCTATTGATGAGTTCGTTAGTCGTCACCACGTTGAACTTCTGCAGGAGCAAGGCGTTTACCGTGACGAGCCTGTAGGTCTAGCGGCTCCTGATACTGATCTAGAGCCTGACCAAGATCTAACCATCTACAACGACGACAAAGTACGTCTGACTAAGTACTACGGTCTAGTACCCCGTGAGGCGCTGCAGGAGGCTTCAGGAGAGACGATAGACGGTGACTCGATGTACGTTGAGGCTATCGTTGTAATTGCCAACGGTGGCGTTCTCCTGAAGGCTGAGGCGAACCCGTACATGATGCAAGACCGCCCTGTAGTGGCCTTCCCTTGGGACGTAGTTCCGGGACGCTTCTGGGGTCGTGGAGTTTGTGAAAAAGGTTATAACAGTCAGAAAGCACTTGACACTGAGCTTCGTGCCCGTATTGACGCTCTGTCTCTCACTATTCACCCGATGCTCGCTATTGACGCGACACGTTTACCACGAGGCGCTA